TTTCCTAGCCCGCAGTTATACGCGAAACTGATGATGGCGGCAAGGCGTCGAGCGGGTTGTTTGATCAGTATTGGCGATAGTTTGATGACGCCAACGGAGAAGTGCAGCAGGTGGCTGTCCAGGGAGGCTTCGGCCTGTTGTAGTGTCCAGACCGTATCGGGCGTCACCTCGGGGCCAGTGCTGCCGTAGCCAATCGTCCAAGGATGCCCACCCGTGCCCGGATCGGGGTAGGCTTTGCAGTCACCGTTCGGCAGGCGCTTGGCGTAACCCTCAAAGGGCTTGCACAGCGCCTCCCGTGCGATACGGATGGCTTCCGTGGTCACTTCTGGTACTTCTCAATGCTTCTTCCAACGAACCAGAACGTCAGGCACATATTGAGCATGGCGAAGTCATCTGCGTCCCACACACGGGTCATCACCTCAGACCAATGCCCGCCAGTCTGGAACGCCATGTAGATCGCAGCCGCCTTGACCGTGGCGTACATAAAGAACAGCGCCCAGGTGATGCCGGGACGAACAAGGGCAGAGACTGCCGCCACAAACCATCCGGCTTCCTTGGCGGTGGTGGCCTGCTCCTTAAAGGCTTCCTTGATGGCATCCAGTTGGTTGACGCTGTAGTCAACGTACCGCTCTTCCATCTTGAACTGGCCGCGCATCTTCTCCAGATCGGTCTGGAGCGTGAACATCGACAGTTCATGCTTGCGCTCGTTGCCCTTGTCCAAGAACTTCAGAACTTCCGGGGCAAGCCGGAACAGGCCACCGAAGAGACTGCCAAGCAGCCCACCACCAAGGATTTCAAACATGTTTACTCCCTTGTGGCCGTAACCACATCCTCACCCTTGCTGACCGTTACCTTGTCGCCCTGCACAGTCACCTTCATAGGCTGCTCAGGCTTGTCCAGGCGGTCCAACTTGTCGATCAGGGTCTGGATGACCTTGAACTCAGGCTTCTCCTGCTTCTCTGCCGTCCCGGCGATGCCGTTCATCATGTTGATAAGGGCCACCAGAGCGCCGCCGATCATCGTCATCACAGCCGTGATGGCAGAGTCAGACAGGAAATAGGAGGAGCCCACCCCGATCAAGACGATCAGGGTGATGTAGAAGAGACCAAACCTGCCGATTGACTTACCGGCAACTTCTTTGGCTGTCTCAGCGGGTTTGGTTTCTTCCATGATTACTCCGTGATCACCACCGTGTCGGTGTCCTCAAAGAACATCATGCGCCCACGGCACGCGATGTTGTAGTCCTGCCCGTTGGCATCCAACTCAGTCCATGACCGGGTTTCAATCCTGACGTGCTTGGCAAGGATTTCCCTGCTGCCCTCAAACACGCGCCAAACATGGAGCATGGAGCCACGACCCGGTTGTCCGCGTGACTTGTTGAACCGGATCGTGTACTTGTTCACTCAGGGGCTTTCGGCCACTGAATGTTGTCGGGGAAGCCTGCCTGAAGACGAATCTCGCGCAGCGCACGGCGATACTCAATCCACAGCGCCTTGTTGCCCGCCGTCATCGGCACATCAGGCAGCATCGACCAATCAGACTCAGCCAACATCTTCTTGGCACGATCCCATGCGAGTTCGGCAGCGGACGAAGTAACAGGCCCAGGAGGCGCATCGCCCACCTCAAACCACCCCTGATCGTTATAGGACTCACCCAACCACGACAGATCACCGATCTGGTCGATGAAGCCGTGAAGGCCGAAGATCGGCCCCCAGTTTTCAGGCAGCGGCTGCGGCTCGCTTAGCGCGCTTCCGTCCGACAGTTTTTGAAGTTGCCAGAGTTTGCTCATTTTCATTACTCCTTGCCATTAAGGCGGGTTGAAGTCCGGGCTGCTGCTCGGGCGCAGGAAGTACCTGACCTTTTATTTGCTGCTCAATTGTTTTATTCGCGTGTGGCGGATGCCCAACGCCAGGAAGATTTTGCATGCCACGATAGCGATCCAATTCTTCTTCCGAATGTTTCCAATCTCGCCAACTAGAAAAATCTCGACGGGGTTGAATGTGAATGTGGCACCCAACACTTGCGGCCAATTGATGGATCAACTCAATCGCTTCAACGGGCTGTAGTGGACTCCACAGAACGACGCCATCGTTTCCGCGCATAGATATTTCTACTGTCCCACCAAAACAAGTGCCAACAGTCACCGATCTTGCACGGTTAAGCGTCGCTTGCAAAGAAGCCTCATGCTGCTTCTTTAACATGCTTTTGGTGGCGCTGCTTTCTTTCATTGCGGATTCCACGAAACAACAATCTGACCGTTTGATGGTACGGTTACAGGATATGAACCTCCAGAAGTTACCGTCAAGCAGTTGTACGTCGCAGGAGTTGCAGCAGTACCAGGATTTCCTGCATTCCCACCGTTTCCTGCGGAGCCACCACCGCCACCGCCACCGCCACCGCCACCACCGCCTCTACCTGCACACTCTTGAGAGCCGCCGCCACCGCCGCCGCCACCATAACCAGTAGTGCTTGATGAATTAGCGCACGCCCCATTTCCTGAAATATTGCCGCCAGCGCCGCCGTTACCAGAACCATAACCACCGCCACAGCCGCCAGTGGCGCCGCATCCAGGAGAAGCCGGATAGTTTTGCCCCGGCCCAGGTGCTACGTTGCCCCCGCCGCCACCTCCACCGCCACGAGGAGAGCCGCCGCCAGCACCGCCGGCCCCATTACCACCGCGAGCAGAACCACCTCCACCACCATACCCGGACCCGCCTGTTTGGTTGGTTTGGCAGAAAAATCCATAATCTCCGCCGCCACCACCGCCGGTTCCACCTGCGCCGCCTGTGCCGCCATTGCCCGCGTTGCCACCGGTTCCGCCGGGAAATGTATAGGAAAACCCAGAAGAAGAACCGCCGGAATTGCCCGCTGTCCCTGCGGTTCCGGCAGGTCCAGATGGGCCCGCATTGCCAGGGGGCGCGCAAAAAAACGCGCCGGGTAGGGAAATATTGCCGCCAGACGGGCCGCCATTGCCGCCCCCGCCCCCAGTATTAGATCGGTAAAGGATGTTGCCACCGCAACCCACATTTGCGGCCCCCATGCCTCCGCCGCCACCACCGCCACGACCACTACTGCCAGAATTACCTGCGTTGCCTGGATTGCCTGAAGCACCTTTTCCGGTAATACTAATTTTTGTAACGCCAGGAGGCACAGTAAATGTGCCGGATGTATTAAATGTTTGAGACCCACCAGGAACAAGTGAGCCCCCAAACATTGTAATTTTTGGAGTACCTGCGGGCATTTTTTCCTCACTCGTAGTAAAACCAACCAGTCACGATGTACTTGCTGCGCTCACCAAACACTGTATTCCCTCGATGGGTGTGCGTAAACGCAGCAGGCCAAAGAACCATTGTGTTTTCAGTTGGTTGCACTCTGCGTTGCTGATATAAAAACTCAGTTTCCCCGGCCTCTTCTTGGGTTAGTGTATTAAGGTACAGCATATACACCAACACTCGATCTGCGTGGACTCCATTACCTTGCTCACTGTGCCAAATATGGTAACCACCACCGGGATCGGTACGTTGCATTTTCATAGCCGTACCAATAATCCTGTCGTTTTTCAAAACAGAATAGTGTTGAGTATAATCATCGTAGCATTTTTGCAGGCCGTCAAAGAATATATCAGACACTTTCGTGCCATTAAATATGGTTACGTTTTGAACTGCAAAATTAAGGCCAAGTTGCATGTCATTTTTGGCATGCTTGAGTGCGCCTTCGCTGCGCTGCCTGTTAGCACCGGCCCCAGATTCCACCAGACGATCAAACTCTTTGATCAGGTGTTGGCAGTATCCTTCCGGGTATACATCCCGGTAGATGGCGATGAAGTCTTTGTATTCGGCGTTCATCGGAATGCAGGCCCAGAAATCCACGCCACAAGAGATTGACGGTTACCGCTTGTCACGGGGGTTACTTGGTGGAGTACATACGAAGGGAATGCTGCCACCAGACCCCGCTGTTTGCGAACGGTTTGTGGCTGACCACCAGTCATAACCTGGAGGTTTCCCCCCTCGTACTGGCTCGGGTCGGTCAACTGAAGTACCAGACTGAGTTTCCGACTGGGGCTGTTTTTCCCGCCGTAATCCTGATGCCATCCGTACATCCCCTGTTCTGATTGATCGTAGTTCGTCAACTGCAACGGTTCACCAAACCCCGTCAGATCGAACCGGAAGTATTGGGCATTGAGAGAAGAAGCGATGTGCCCCAACTTTTCAAACACCCAAGCGGTATCTTGGTTTTTGTTCAGCCACGATACCTGCGACCGGCGAACCTTTGCCAATTCCGCACCCTGCGGATCACCGCCAACCTGCGCCTGCTGATCAGCCTTCTGAGCCCGATCTTGGAGCCAGTTCAGTTCCTGCTCCGTAAAACCACCTTCCCACCAAACAAACGGTTCGATGGCTGTGGCGTAAGGCGTCAGCACATGCTGCACGGGCGCTCCTTGTGAGACACGATGAAGTGAATGCATCGCGTTGGGGTGTCGGCGTTGCTGCCAGTCAGTTGATGCTGCATCCACGAGTTGGCAAACATCACGGTCCCAGGCACCATGTTGTTGAAATGGATGATGTTGGTGGCGTTGCTGACCTCTGAGTCCTGCACAAAGTCCAGTTCGATCATGGACTTGTTCATGCGGGTGTCGTGGTAGATCGGGTACGCACCACCCTGTGGGGTTTCGAGGAAGAACCAACCGCACATCTGGCTGTTCTTGTGGACATGCACGTTGGTGCCCGCCCCTCGATTGACCTCCTGCGCCCAAAGGCCGGAAAGGTAGAAGTCGTACTTGTCTACCGCGTAGCCCTGACCACGAAGCAGGTCTACCACCGACAGCAGAAGGTAGTCTGCCACTTCCCTGAAGGCAGGATCGTGCGCGAGATGGGCGGACTGGGACATCGGCCACTCGGGCTTGCGAACTTGATCCAAGTATTGGATGCATGTCGGCAGAACCTTTTCAGCCAAGTCGGGCCGTTCATCTCGGTAGACGATAGCCGGGAAGTAGGCAAAACCTTCCATCAGCCGTTTACATACGACTCAAGGGCGGCAGCAAAAGCGGTGATGTCAGCCGCCGTCACATCACGAGCGTCCACAGGCTTGCTGCGGGCGTTCTCGACGAGGGTTTCCTTAGCCATACGCACGGCCTCCAGTTTTGCCTGCTTGGCCTGCGCTGCCATTTGATTGGCGTGGCGGGCGTTTTCCAAGTCGAGTTGGAATTGCTGTTGTGCATCCAAAGCCATTTTTTGCTCCTATTAAGCGGTCATATTCTTCATGGCGATATTGCCATAGTACGTCGTGCCTCCGTTCGGGGTGAAGAAAACCCAAACGTCAACAGCGTTCGCCGTAGTGGTGCGAGACAGGGATGCTGCCCCGCCAGGGAAAACAAAACTACCGCCAGCCCAAGCCACAGTTCTACCGGCAGTACCATCGTTCGTCAAGATCAGCGTGAACGAAGACGCGCCTGTGGAGACTGGGTATCGCAGTGTAATTGTGGCGTTGCCGGTTAACGTGGCGGTAAACACGCCACCGCTAGTGACATCGAGGTTGATGGCGGTGCCGGTGTTACCCAAGGCGGTAACCGTGTCGGCATAACCGATTGCGCGGACGTAGTTACCCGTGGTAACCGCTGCGGCAACTTGCAACAAAGAAGAAGCCGAGGGGGCTGCACCTGCACCGCCACCGATCAGAAACTGATTAGCCGTAAGCGCACCGGAGGACGCCAGAGTGTTGGTGGCTGAGTAATACGGAATGCCGCCGGAGGTGCCAGAAGTCAGGCCCGTGCCGCCAGAACCAACCGGCAGAGTGCCAGTGGTTAGCACGGAGGACGAGGAGGCATAAACAGCCCCATTTGCATTAAACGTAGTTAGCCCCGTACCGCCGTTGGTCGTGGCAAGTGTTCCGGCAACCGACACAGCACCAGACGTCGCCGTCGAAGGTGTCAGCCCCGTGCTGCCAAAACTGATGGTCGTCACGCCATCAGCCGTGCTAGACGCCACCTTCACATAGTCGCTGCCGTTCCAGGCAACGATGGCGCTCTCGCCAGTCACCAAGGTCACGCCAGTCGTCGGGCCTGCCCCGACAATCTTTACAGACTGTGAAGTTGAGGTTGCGTTGATGATCAGGTACTGACGGCTTGATGCCGGAGCAGTGATCGTCAGAAGGCCCGCCGGGTTACCCGTGCAGTTGATCACCGCATACTGGGCAGAGCCAGAAGAGCCAGAGCCGACCTGCGTCAGCGAAGAACCGTTGGTAACCGTGAGGGTTACTGCCGTCTGAGAACCGCTGATGGTCTGCGTACCTGCGGCAGCGGCGTCTACATACTGGGTGATGTAGTCGTTTACCGTGTCGCCCCAGGTGCCGGACAGTTCACCCGTGACCGGGAGGGCAAGGCCCAAAAGGGAGGTGTATGAGGTGGGCATCTAAGGCTCCTATGTCGTCGGCACGGGCGTCCACCCGGACGACTGCACGTTGTTGATATTCTGCCAATTTGCGGTCTGGGTGTCATCAATGATTTCCCAGAAATAGCGCACCGTCTGTGATTCGGTGATGGCAGCGGTTTCGGTACGGGATACCCCGTAGTTTGTGATGGCCGCGATCTGGGCGGCTATCGTCGCATTCTCGATTACAGACGCCACAAACGTGGTGGCGGCGTCTTCTGTGCTGCTGATGGCTGCGGTTTCCGTGACCGACAGCCCGGTGTAACTTGTTGCCGCAGATTCCGAAGTCGAAGTTGCTACCGTTTCGGTAACGGTTTCACCGTAGAACAGGCCCGCCTGCTCATCATCCGTAGCCGCCGCAGTCTCCGTGACGCTCACCGCATAGGTGGTGGCCACGCTCTGGTCATCAGTAATAGCCACGGAGTCAGAAGCACTGACTGCGTAATCGACGTTGACTGACTGAGTTTCTGTTGCAGCCGTCGTCTCGGTGACAGACGCCGTGTAGTCAACAAGCGCGTCTTGCGTCTCGGACGCTGCTGCTGTCTCCGTGACGGAGACATTCAGAATCAGCGCGGCACTCTGAGTTTCGGAGATGGTGTCCGCACCGCCCCAGGCAGAAACGCCCCAACCACCGCCGCCCCAGGCTACTTGCGTGACCAAGTTTTCCGTGACGGACACCGGGTAGACGGCGCCACCTGCGTTTGTCTCCGAGATGGCGGAGGATTCTGTGACCGACTCTGTGTAGTCAGTCGTGGCCGTCTGCGTCTCAGTCAGCGCCGCCGTTTCAGAAACGGTATCTGCGTAAACAAGGCTGACCGATTGATCTTCCGTAGCCGCCGCTGCTTCAGTAACGGAGACAGGGAAGGTGGCTGCGCCCGTCTGCGTTTCCGCAAGCGCAGCAGTTTCTGTGACGCTTCCGGTTAGGGTTGCATCAACAGACTGTGTTTCAGAAAGGGTGGCAGACTCAGAGACGGAGTCACTGAAGGCGGTAACACCGCCCCAGCCTTTCTCGCTCCAAGCGCCGTCACCCCACCCAAAGGCCATGTCAGGTCAAAGTAGCGGTGTAGGTCACAGCGATGGTATCGCCGCTCACCACAGACTTAGAACTGGAGAAGTCACCTGCGGAGAACAGCGTTCCCGTGGTGTTGTCAATCGTGGCGCTACCACCAATGTTGATGAAGCAACCGGCGACCGTACCAGACGATGTGATGTTGAACGTCACAGCAGACGAAGTGGTCTTGCTGCCGCTCGATGCTGCGCTGAACGAAGGCGTCTTGCGGTTGCCCGAATAGGTCGGGGCGTTAGCCAGACCAACTTCGTTCCACGTACCGTGCGAAGCCTGGGTGTCGCCCGCTGACGGAGTGCCAGTGCCCTTGAGGCCCATAACAACTGCGCCCGCAGCAGAGTTACCAAGAATCGTGTCCAGCGTCAGGTTCTTGCCCACCGTCGTCACGAGGTTCTTGATGTCGTCTTCCCACTTGATGTTGCCATCCTTATCGCGGCACACAGCATGGTATGTGCCGTGGATGCCCATCTCATCAGCGGGCTGGGTGTTGTACGAGCATGCGGCCTCAACTTTGTCAACCGCAGTAATTTTGTCAATGGTCATAATGACTCCTTAGTTGGAAGACCGGATCAAGGCACTGTTGGCGTCGTTGACCGGCATGACGATGGTGAATGTGGCCGTCGAAGTCTTGTCTGACCCGAAGTCCAACACGGCGATGGAACGGTTGGCTTTACTGGAGTTGTAGATCAGGGCACACCGCGCTGTAAACACGCCGGGGTTCCACTCCACATTGTCAAAGTCCACGAAGGCTGTGTACCCAGAACTGTTGATGGTCGTGCCGGTCAGCGTCTTGCCCCCCAACACATACCCAGTCCCAGTGATCTCTGCCGTCGTGGTGTAAACGGTGGTATCTTCGTTCAGGTCTGCGTTGCCGTTGTACAAAGCAATCTTCAGAACATCCGTCGTGAGATCGTGGATGCCCTGGTACAACTCCTTCTTGAAGGAGGTGGTCTGCGTTTGAACGATTGTCATCAGCCGACCTTCACCCTAACTTGCCCGTTCCTGTAGGCATCCTGACGGTTCTTACCATCACCCAGTTGCTTCAACAGGAGCAGGGATTGAGCAAACTGTTGCTCGTACATGGCAACCACGTCCGGCTCTTCTTTCATGAACCGAGCGGCTTCGACCATCACGCCGTTAAATAGCACAGAGTCAAAGTTGTCACCAAGCCAAGAGGTTCCCGTGGGGTTGAGCACCGTGTCTGCCATCGAGACCGGGTAGTAAAAGTAGTGAAGTTCTACCTCCAAACCAGCGTTCGGGGTCGGACCAACAATGAACGTCAACTCATTTGGATTGTCAGATCGAGGCCCAAAGATGGCGTAGTACCGAGGAGTGCCGGTGCTCGTGGGCGTTGGGTATGCCTGACGGATGAAGTTCACATCCTTATCAAGCAGATACTCATACGAACCATTTGCCAGGATTACCGCCATCGAGAAGACGGACAGGAAATCTGAGGGGCACTGGAGATACTTGTTGTTGGCCGTAAGAAACCCGGTAACGTTCTTACGAAGCGCAGGAAGTTGAACCGTGTTGTAGATTTTCTGCTCGGCCAACTCTGTCATGTTGGCGAAGTCAGTCGCCGAGAACGAGTTCTCGGTGTAATCCTCAACAGCAGTCTTCAACTCCGTGTAGTTCATAAGAACCTCAAGCCATTGGGCCGCGAGCCATCGTTCCCTTGGTGGCACAACCATTACCACGGGTTTTAATACCCGAGGTCTTGGGGGCGGGGTTGTAACCGTCGCGGGTGATGTTGCCCACAGACATGTTCACCCGGTTGGCCGCAGTCGGCTCCGCCTGAGTACCGTTACCCAGGGCAACCTTGCCACCCTTCATGGTATGGGGCTCGGCATAGACGGAGGCATCTCCGACTTCCTTGCCGCCCATCTTTTTGCTGAACTTAGCCATTTCAGCCACCCTTCTTGTAGGTGAACGAAGACTTCTTCTGGTTGGCAACCTTTGCCAGACCGCGACCAAGTTCGC